ATGTTTAAGATAAATAATAGACTTGGGACTGTGAATAAAGAGACAGGGGAACGTAACGCTGACGGCGTCGGTACGCTATTTTATAAAATCTTAGAGCGTGATGATTCAGCTGTAGTAGATTTAGTCAAGCTGTCTGTAGGCAGCGGTAAAAAAGCATTGTCAGAAGATGAAGTGCTTGATTCTATCGCAGAGCTAGTCGAAGAAGAAGGGTCGACAGAAGCCTTATTTAAAGAAATTGAGAATGACATGGTTGAATCTGGTTTTTTCAAAGAGAAGATTTCGAAATATATCGAAAGCATGGAGAAATCAGTGAAATATTTAGAAGCTCGAGAAGATGCGGACGAAGCTCAAATCCAAATCGTAAAAGACATGATTGGGAAAATGAAAGACGCAATCTCTTAATTAATTGTGCTCAACTTGGCCTGACGGACATTGATATTATTTACAAGTGTACAAGAACGGAATTAGATGCGATTATGGAAGGTTTGCAGTACAAGCAAATTGCAGAACGTGAAAACCTCTCTGAACTTGCTTTAAATCTCAGATACACGTTAAATGCTAAAAACGTCAATGCTAATAAGCTCAAATTAGATAAACAACGTAACAAAATTAAACGAACTTATCAAAATAAACAAGATCTAACTAATATTTCAAACGATTTCGCAGAACGTGTAGCGAAGCTCAATTTACATTTTCAAAATTTATAACAAGATATAACAAGAAAGGAGGGATTTAATGGCAGGTACATTTGATGGGGCTATATTCGCTGATATTGGTGCAAATACTAAAGATTATGAGGCAGCTATGGCTAGAATTGTTAGTACTACACAAAATGCTTTTAGAAAAGCGCAGGATGCTGCAGTTAACAACAGCAACAAAATGATACAGATGATTGGTCAAATTATGGCTCAATTAGCAAATAATGGTCAATCATTAGGGCAAAGACTCGGTAATGCATATAGTACAGGTCTCAAGTTATCTCTTGGTCAAATTCAAAGGATAGCAGCATCTATCGGTGAAAAAATTCCCGAACCCATAAAGAATGGGTTCAATAAAGCTTTTTCAATTATTCAAAATAGCGTACAGAAGTTATCGAGCGCCATCCCTCAACCCATAAAATCCGCATTCACAAGTGCAACAAGTGCAGTAGTTAGCTTTTCGTCTAAGATCACAAGTGCCGTCTCAGCTGCTTTCAACTCTGTTAGTTCTAAAGCGAGTACTGTTGCAGATAAAATCAGTAGTAGTTTTGGGGGTAGAATCACTTCAGCGGTTACTAATTTAGCGACTAAGTTAAGCACAGGTCTTAGCAATAGTTTTAGCAGGATGTCCAGTTCTGCAACTAGTGCCCTAAATGGTATTAGTCAGAGATTCGCAAGCGCATCATCTGCTGGTGAAAAACTAAGAAGCACTGTGGGAAGTATCATTTCTGCTTTTAGTTTGATGGCCATTGCTCAGAAAGGAATCCAAGCAATCACAGGAGCAATGGACGGTGCAATAAGTCGTGTAGATACCATGAACCGCTTTCCGAAAACGATGGCGCTATTTGGGTATTCTGCACAACAGTCTAAAGCATCAATAGATAAATTATCTAAAGGAATTGAAGGACTTCCTACACCACTAGACAGTGCTGTTAAAAGTGCCCAACAATTAGCTATAACTACAGGTAGCTTAGATAAAGGAACAGAGCTAGCATTAGCATTTAATAATGCAATGATTGGTTATGGAGCGACTACTGAAGGGGCTGAGCAAGCACTTAGACAGTTTAACCAGTCGTTGGGGTCTGGTAAGATATATGCCGAAGAGTTTAATTCTGTGTCTGAAGCTGCCCCTGGCTTAATGTCTAAAATGGCAGAGTCATTCGGATTTGGTAAAAATGGTGTTCAGGACTTAAAAGCAGCTCTTTCAGACGGCAGTATTACTGCCCAAGAATTCGCTGATAAAATGATTGAACTAAACAAGGCGCAGGGTGGTTTTGCTGAGATGGCCCAATCATCGGCTGGTGGAATCCGAACTGCATGGAAGAACGTACATACCGCCGTCGTAAAAGGCGTAGCAGGTATGATTTCAGCCTTTGATGAAGCTGCCAAAGCTAATGGTATGAAGACCATTGCAGAATCCATTAATAGTATTAAGCCAGCTATAAATTCTGCATTTGCAACTGTGAACTCAATAATGCCAAACCTTGTTGCAGCATTCGCTAGAATCTCCAAGATGGTGAATATTGACTTTAGTCCACTAACTAGTGGAATTAAATCAGCTTTTGGATTATTAAATACTGCTTTAGGTGAATTTGCAAAAACTGGTGAAGTATCGTCAGCAACTATTGATAGAATCAAATCAAAGATAGCATCTATAGGTCCTACTGCAATAGCAGCTTGGGCCTTATTAAATCCTGCAAGTGCTATTGCAACTATTATGCCTTTAATATCAATTATTGGTAAGATTGGTGTTGCTCTTGGGACTGTTGGTTCAGCGTTGGGATCATTCGGAGCAATGGTAGCCAGTGGATTGTCAACTGCTAGCGGAATAATTGGTGCTTTTGCAGCAACAGTAAGTGGTTTACCTGCCATTTTTGCAACTGCGGCAGCGAGAGGTGTTGCTATACTCGGTGCAATGACACAAGCCATGGGAGCTGTGGTAAGCGTTGCTATGGCAGCAATAGGGCCAGCGGCAATTTTAGGATTGGTCGTAGCAGGTCTTGGTTTAGTAAACAATCAATTTGGTACTCAAATTGATAAATTGCTAAATATAGCAATTACTAGAGGTTCTCAAATTATCACTAATTTGGTAAATGGCATTACATCACAAATACCTCAATTAATTGCTAGTGGTGCTGAACTTATATCTAAATTTGCAAATGCTATTACTGTATTGTTACCTGTTATTATTCAAGCAGGTGTCCAATTAATATCTAGTTTAGTTCAAGGTGTTGGACAAAATGCTACGAGTTTAATTAGTTCAGCAATACAAATTATAGGGACATTTATTAGTTCAATTGCAAGTGCATTACCTCAGCTTTTAGCAGTTGGTATGGAATTGATAGTTAATTTAGTTCAAGGAATTGTGCAAAATATTCCACTAATTATTCAATATGCTCAACAAATTATTAACAATTTTGGGGCAAGCTTACAAGCAAACATGCCAAGCATTGTTAATAATGGCATTGCTATCTTAACTAATTTAGTGCAAGGCATTATCCAAATGTTACCCGCAGTTGTACAAATTGCAACCCAAGTCATCACAGGTTTTATTTCCGGTATAGCTCAGTATTTGCCACAGGTAATCCAAGGCGGCATCCAGATTATAATCATGTTAGTGCAAGGTATTATTCAAAATTTACCACAGGTAATCCAAGCAGCGATGCAGATTATTCAGTCATTGATATCTGGTTTATCACAAGCATTACCACAAATTATATCTGCAGGGCTACAGTTAGTTGTGCAGTTGGCTGTTGCAATTATTAAAGGGTTGCCACAGATTATTTCAGCTGGTATTCAATTGATTATAGGACTTGGCAAAGCTATGCTTGAGGCTATTCCGAATGCTCTTTCAGGGGTATGGGAAGGCATTAAAGGTGGATTTAGTTCTATGTGGGACCAAATCACAGGAAAGAGCTCAACAAGTGCCGCTAAAGTTACATCAGACATGTCAACAATGACTATGAATGTTGGTATGCAGACGACCACAATGGCTAATCAAACTAACATAGACACAACTACTATGCTAAATAGCATTAGTCAAAATACTGGTCTTGCTAATTTAAATGCGACAACAAATGCTACTCAGATGGCAACAAATGTAAATGCACAAACAGCATCTATGGCAAATCAAGGTTTGCTGAATGCGGCAGGATTTAATGAAGCGTTGAGTTCGAACATGACTTTAGCAAATACAAATGCTACTAATCAAGCTAATCAAATGACTGCTAATGTTAATAACGCTACTAGCCAAATGAGTCTGGGGTCTCTACCGAATTTCTTGGAATTATCGCAACAGGCAACAAGTAATATGCAAACTGCACAAGCAAATGCTACCACTTCCGCGAATGGAATGAGTTCTGGAGTTACTGGTGCTACAGCTGGTATGGCTAGTGGTGTAGCTAATAACATGTCAGGTATAACTAGCACTGTATCTACAGGGATGAATCAAGCTGCAAATGCTGCAAAATCAGGCGGTGCAAATATATCTAACAGTGTGAATAGCAGTTTTACACAAGCTAAATCTACAGTTTCAAGTTCAATGTCAGGAATGAACAGCACTGTTACTAGTGGAATGAATAGTATTAATAATACTGTAAAATCAGGTGGAAATAATATTAAATCCACCTTTACAAGTTCCTTTAATTCTGCTAAGTCTACAGTTTCAAATGCTATGTCTAGTATTCGTTCGTCAATTTCAAGTGGAATGAACAGCGCTGTGAGTGTAACAAGAAGTGCAATGAATTCGGTTGTATCTGCAATGAATGCAGCAGCGAGTGGTGCTAGATCTGCAGGTTATAATACTGGGATTGGATTTGCAAATGGCCTAGCAAGCACTGCAGGAACTATTATGGCTATTGCTAATAGTATTGCTGCTAATGTCGCTGCAACAATCAGAAGCGCAATGGATATTCATTCGCCTTCGCGAGTAACGCGAGAACTTGGTGCTTATACTGGTGAAGGTTTTGCACTTGGTATGCAGGATTGGATGGATGATATCAATGTAATAGGTAAAGAGTACGCTAATGCTGTGACTGATCAGCGATGGGAAACAGATTCACAATTAGCGACATCTGCAAACATATCAAGTGCAGGTGTATCATCATCACTTGATAATCTAAGCGACGAGGTACGCAACCAACAATTGACTAGTCCAACGTTCGAGGTTCATAATGAACTTGTTGGTGATGAAATTTATACAACTATTAAATCTAAAGAAGCAAGAGAAAGTAATAAAGATAATTACTTCAACTTTGCGACATAAGAGAGGAGAAAAATGGATTTATTAGTACAAAAGAGTGATCAATCCTTTCGATTTTCAGAGATTGGTCTACGAATACTTGATGTCGATGACCGTTCATCATCTCTTGAGGTTGATAGTCGAACAGTGAAAGGTCGAAGCGGTAAAATCTTTGCTAGTGCTAAGTATGGCACAAAAAAAGTTAAGGTTAATGGGCGCTTAGTTGTAGCTTCTATTAAAGATTTTATGACAAAAAAAGATGATGTGAATGGCTTACTAGTGGATAGTGAGCCTTTTTACATTACTAAAATGTATCCTCAGAAAGAAAATTTATATGATTTCGAATTGCCTGGGATGAAAGCAGGTGATTTAGACTTATTAAATCAATCTCATACAGCGTGGCACTATCGTTGGAAAGTTTATGTCTCAAGTGAACCTGAGTACACTTTTGTTGGTAAGTCTAGTGAAGGTCTCAAATACAACTTTACAATTGCATTTGAGACTGCAGAACTTCCATTTGGTGAAACTATTGCACAAAATATAGTCATTACTAACGGAACGTTTAATTATTCTGGTACTGCACCTTTTAGCCAGTTAGAATACCCATGGTCTGTAGAGTTAACTTCAACTGGTGGACAAAGTAGTTTTTATCTTGAAATCGATGGGAGGCGCTGGGCTTATCAATATAGTGCACCACTTAATCAAGGCGACGTTATTGTAATCACTGGTATATCCACAACATTGAATAAGATAAATGTGACTGCTAGAACCAATCATGAATATTTTGTTTTAAAGCAAAAAGTCAACAAGACTATTCTCTACAGCACAAATTTTCAAGGCACAATCAAGTTTTTAAACTTTAAAGAACTTTACAAGTAAGGAAGTGATAGATTGACAACTTTTTTAGATCATAAAGATAATGAGTTTGAAGCTCAAGCTGTTGTTAAAACAACTAATGCAGTTAACGGAGAAAGGTCTTTATCAGGAACAATTTATACTAACGAAGAGGTACTAAACAAGGTCGATAAAGGTTGGAAACTTGAGTTTGATGATGAGTATTACAAGATTATTTATGCTAAACCTACTGATACTGGTAACAAAATTCAAGTTGAATTTGATGCAGTTCATCAATTTTTTTATGATTTTGATAAATCATCACTACATAAGCAATTAAATGATGGTTCACATACTTTCCAAGCATATTTGAACTTTATTTTTAATGGCAGCGGGTATACTTACAGTTTAGAAGTAGTTGTCAAATCTTTCGAAAAGCAATCGTTTGGATATAAATCGCGACTTGATTTATTTAATGACATCATTAAGAGTGCAGGAGTTGAATTTTTTGTTCGTGGCAAGGTTGTTCGAATTCTACAAAAAACAGGAACAGATTTATCAACAATCGTACGTAAAAATTTCAATATGAATGAAATCATAATTGAAAAGAAAATCAATGATTTTATTACATATCAGAAGGGTTTTGGAGCGTGGACTGACCAAGAGGATCATTCCAAAGGAAGGCTCGAAGTAGAATATGAAAGTCCACTTGCAAAGGAATATGGACGAATTGAGGGTGAGCCTGTTGTTGATGAGCGGTACACTAACGCTGACAATTTAAAATCAGTACTAAAACAAAATGTAGATTCGTCTTACAATATCGCTGTAAAAATTGACATTGAAGATCTTACAAAAGCAGGTTATCAGTACACTCAACCTATTGCCGGTGATTATATTATGGCTATCAATGAGACACTAGGATTTAAGGAAAAAATCCGAATAGTATCGTTTGAAAGTGAGTATGATGTAACAGGTCAGCTGATTAACCATAAAGTCACTTGTAACGATATTGGTACAATCAAAAAACAAACTGTAGCTGTTAGCCAATTATCAAGTAAGATTAATAATAACCAAGAAATACTAGATAATGCAGTATTTAAAGCAAATCAAGCACTAGCATCAGCTGATGGTAAAAACACTAACTACTATGGTACGGAGATGCCAGTAGATGATCCAAAAGGCACGCTAAGAAAGGGTGATTTGCTTTTTTTAACTGTTGGCGATACTACCAGAATGTATTTCTGGAATGGTGCTGAATGGATTATCAATTCTTTTAGCGACGATATTGATTTTGTAAAGAAAGAAATTACTAATAAAATCATAGAGGTTAATGCAGCAATGAAACTTGCTGATGAACAGTTAACTGAAAAATATAATGCAATTGTTGCTAAAAATGTTAGCCAAGACGAATTAATTAATCAAGCAAAGAATTTGTCTGATTCTGCCAAAAAAGATGCTACAGAAGCATTGACAAACCTTATTAGTGAATCTAAAAAACTGACGGATAAAATGTCTGCGTTATCTAAAACAGAAGTTGAGCATTATTCAACAACTAATCTGCAACTGACACAACTTGATGGTACAGTCAAAGGATTACAAACTAGCTACGAGGCATTGTTAAAAAAAGATGGAGATATCACTCAAACACTCGCTAATTATAAGCAGACGATTGATCAAAATAGTACAAGTATTACTGCTAACAAAAAGACTGTTGATGGTACGCTTAGCAGTCTACAGACCCAAGTCACACAAACGGCTAATGAAATTACAACGAGATTATCTCAAACAAATATTGAAGCGTTGATTACAAGTAAGTCTGCTGTTATCGCTGATAATAAAGTCAAGGAAACTGCAGATAGTTTTAGCAGAGAAATAACTCGTGTTAATAATACTATTGATAATTTAAAGATAGGTACAGTTAATCTACTATCTGGTACTAAAAATTGGACTAAAAATTGGTTTAATCGTAATAACTGGCAATCTGATGACGATAACTTGACTATTGGTAATTTTAGCTTAACAGTGCTAAAGCGCAAAGCAATGTGGAGTGGTATATCACAATTGTATGCTGTAAAAAGCGGAGAGAATTACGTTTTTAGTGCATATGCTAAATCAAGCATAGATAATGATGTTGTTAATTTATATTTGTTACCAAATGATCAATCGCAACAGGCTAAGATAAGTATTAGTTTCAAGTCGATCACTTTAAACACGGATTGGCAACGTATCGTTATTAAATTTAACGTAACTTCTGATGGCTATATTTTACCACGCTTCGAACGCTTTAATGAAAATGGTTGGTTGTATATTGCAGGTTACCAGCTTGAACATGGAAATGTTACAAGTGACTATTCAGAGTCCCCAGCGGATCAAGAAGATAAAATGACTGTTGAATTTAATAAAATCAACGATACAGTTAATAGTCATAGTCAACTGATTGGTAAACAAAACGAGAGTCTGACAGCTACAATACAAAAAGTTGATAATATACAATCAACAGTATCTAATGTGGATGGACGCTTGTCACGAGTTACCCAAACGGCTGACGGTATAGTTGCAACAGTTAGTCAGCTTGATAACAACATTTTACCTGGCACAAAAAAATTCACAGGATGGCAAACAGAAGGTGCAGTACTAGAGGATCTAACACAATCGCCTTACCCATTTGTTTTTAAAAAATGGGTAAGCGGTAATAAGGTGTCACCTTTAATCGAATATGATGTCAAAAAAGATCAAGAGTATACGTTTACTGCATACATTTCTAGAGAACAAGCAGGAAATCTATATTTCTACTTGTATGATCTTTGGAATCATCATATTACAAGCACAACTCCTCGTGAAACTATTATTAAAGACGTCACTCAAACCATTAGACGATTTAAAATAACATTTATTCCAACTCGAGACGGTAAAATCAGACCACGGTTCGCAATGTTGGCCAGTGATCCAGGCTGGTTTATGGTTGGTGGTTTTATGTTATCTAAAGGTACTGCTGATCTACCCTGGTCTGAATCCAAGCAAGATATCAAAGATAATGTTACTGCGATTAATACAATAGTCGCACAAACAGCGAACAGTTGGGCTATTAAAAATTTGACTTCTAACGGTACTGTATTGAGTCAGCTTAATTTGACTGATGGTAACGTAAAACTGGAAGGTAAGTTAATACATTTGTCAGGTCAATCTATTATTGATAATGGCATTATTACTAATGCGATGATAAAAGATTTAACTGCAGATAAGATTACAGCAGGAACAATTGATGCTAATCGTATAAATGTCATTAATTTAGATGCTAGTAATATTACCAGCGGAAGAATGTCAGCGGACCTGATACGTAGCGGCGTTTTAATATCGCAAAACGGTGCAATGTTAACCGATCTTAATACAGGACAAATTGAATTTTACACAGATAATCCAGCTATCAAACGTATTACTGCAGGTTATCCTAACCAATTCGTTAAATTTGCAACAGGTAATGTTGAAGGAAAGGGCGCGGCTGGCGTAACGGTTATAGGTTCTAATCGATGGGGAAGTGAATCGTCAAACGACGGTGGTTTCGTAGGTATTCGCGCTTGGAATGGTAAAGACATCGATACTCTTGATTTAGTTGGCGATAGTATTCACTTAGCAAGCTCTGCGTACACTAACGCTGATGGTTGGGAAATCATTACTTTGCCAAATCAGCTATCAATAGATGCACGTAACATAAATCATCGTGTAACGTCTAAGATAAAAGTAGGAGATATTTGGCTATGGAAAAATACATCAACTTATACAAGCATGAAAGATACAATTAATATGATTATTGATAACTTGCAGCTACTACACAATAATAAAACGACTGAAAAAGGCTACAGTTATACTATTCCAGGAAAGATTTAGGAGAAAAAATGGAAGAAAAAATAAAATCAAATTTAGCTTTACAAATAGCGCAATTATCTTTAGATAAAGCAACTCTACAAGCTCAAAATGAGCAATTACAATTACAAATTGCTGAGTTAAATCAGCAATTAGATGAGATAACTAAGCCAGGAGCAAAGTGAGGTGAGTAACATGAAACAATGGAACATTGTTGGAAAACCATTTCCAATCTATCAAGATGGAGTGGTTGTAAAAACGGATGTACGCTTACAAGGCGACGATGGTACATATTTACCACAAGAGCTAATTGGTAATCATGTTGATAAGGATAATCAATCACTGATAAGACTTGTACTTGAAACTTTTGCAAAAGAAAATGTCGTTGATTTCGCAATGCTTGAGTCTGTAAAAGATATTGAGCAACTAAAAGCTGACAAAGTAACTTTAATCAAAAAAATTGCAGAGGCTGATGAGGCAATTTCTAAGATGTCGCAAGCAACAAAAGATATGCAGCTTAAAGTTGATAAAGCAGTTGTCGAGTTAACTGACTTAGTGACATCAAGTGTATCTAGCCTTTCCGTGCCGTCTACATCGATGGAATCAAGCTAATGGAATTAACGTTGAATACCGTTATAACACTATATTATTTAATAAAAAAAGGAGAATTTAATATGACATATACTTTTAAAAAAGATCATCTTATTGTTGACGTTTGGTACCGTCGTGTTGCGAATGGTATTTGTGATTTCGAAGCAGTACCTAAATTATTTAATTTACGAGATGTTGTGCTTGAGTTACTTAGTCAAAAAGTTACTGATAAAGAATCAGAGTGAGGTAACTTAATGATAGATTTTGTGCAAGTTGGCGCTTTTGCAGGTGCTGCTTTATCTATTTTGGGAGTATGGGGATTTATTGTTAATCCCTTTAAAAAAGCAATGGAAGCTAACGAGATTGCTATGGCTCAGCTCAAGGACTCACTCAAAGAACTAGCATACGAGCTCAAAAATATAGATAGAGACCGAGAGATTACAAAAGCTGTTATTGATCGTCACGAGGAGCGTTTAGGTCGTGTCGAGGATGATATCATCATCAATAAAGAGCAAATCAAAACATTATTTAATAATAATAAGGAGAAATAACATGAACGAATTTACAACACAAATCATTACAGTATCAGTACCAATTTTTGGTATCATCGCAGGTATTCTCACGCACGAAGTAAAAAAATTACTTATAAAAAAAGGTGGAGAAAAAGCTGTTAAAATCGCAGAAATTGTCGCTCGTAATGCTGTTGAGGCAGTTGAACAAATATCTGCGGAAGTTGGTGGTATCAAGGGACAAGATAAGCTAACAGAAGCTAAAACCGCTGTTATTGATGGTTTATCGCAATATAATATTAATCTTACACAGACACAACTTGAAACTTTTATCGAAGCTGCGGTTAAACGCATGAATGATGAGTGGAAGAAAGGTCAATAATATGGTAATTAATATTGAGCAAGCTATCGCATGGATGGCATCTAGAAAAGGTAAAGTTACTTACTCGATGGACTATCGAAATGGTCCTTCATCTTACGATTGCTCTAGCTCTGTCTATTTTGCTCTACGCTCAGCAGGCGCATCAGATAATGGCTGGGCAGTAAATACAGAATATGAGCACGATTGGTTGATAAAAAACGGTTATGTTCTTATTGCAGAAAATACTAATTGGAATGCGCAAAGAGGTGATATTTTTATTTGGGGTAAACGTGGGGCTTCGGCTGGAGCTTTTGGACATACTGGTATGTTTGTTGATCCAGACAATATTATTCACTGTAATTATGGTTATAACTCAATTACAGTGAATAACCATGATGAAATCTGGGGATATAATGGTCAACCGTATGTTTACGCTTATCGTTACTCTGGGAAACAGTCAAATGCTAAGGTTGATAATAAATCAGTTGTATCTAAATTTGAAAAAGAGTTAGACGTTAACACACCGCTAAGTAATTCAAATATGCCATATTACGAAGCAACAATTTCAGAAGATTATTACGTTGAGTCCAAGCCTGACGTCAATAGCACTGATAAGGAGTTGCTTGTTGCTGGTACTAGAGTTCGAGTTTACGAAAAAGTAAAAGGCTGGGCAAGGATAGGCGCTCCACAGTCTAATCAGTGGGTAGAAGATGCTTACTTAATTGATGCAACAGATATGTAAACCAACAGAGCGATATAAATGTCGGTCTGTTAATGGTGTAAGTTACACCGCAACTAAAAAAACAATTTAGGAGGTAAAATTCCTTTAGATAAGACAAATGCCCTCGCTTTTGCGGGGGCTGTTTATTATTTTGAACAGATTTTTCAGGAGGTATTTAGGTGCCTTTTACTGGATGAAAAATATATTTTATTAAAAAGTTTAATTATATAAAGGGAAAATCATTGACAATAAGCTATATAAAAATATATAATGTATATATAAATATCAATGGCCTCCCTCGCATACGCGCAGACATGTTCTGATGGGGGGTTTTTTTGCTAAAAAATTGAGGGTGTTTCATGGCGGAAAATTTTCAACACAAAAGTTACAGAGAACAAGTTGAACTTTTGGAATCTAGAGGTATTGTCTTTAGTGGAAGAAAAGCTAAAAGTAAAGCAGAGTATAGTTTATCTGTGATTTCTTACTACAAAATAAAAGAATTTGCAAAGCCTTTTGCAAAAATTCAAAAAGATGGACAAAAGAAAAAAATAGATTATCAGGGTACGAAATTTGAGATAGTTATATCTAGATATTATCAGGATAAGAATTTGAGATTAAATTTACTCCATGCGATTGAAGATATTGAAGTAGCAATAAAAACAAAAATCGCCTATGTTCTGGGGAAAAACGGCTTAGGAAGCTATGGCTATCTAGATTTTTCTAAGTGGTGTAACAAAGAAGAGTATTGCAAACACTACCTTTCCTATAGTGAAAATAACTTTAAAAAACAGTTAAAAAGAGAGCTAAGAAAAGCATCATCCTCTGAATTGGATGAAAAATTAAAACTAGACAGACAAAAATATCCTCCTATTTGGCTAGCGGTAAATATGTTAACATTTGGGCAGATGGTTAATTTGCTAGAATTGATGTCAACAACTAATTTAACTCAAATTTCAAGCACTTTTTCATGTAGTAATCCTGAATTAATTTCTTGGTTAAAATGTATTAATCTAGCCCGTAATATTTGCGCCCACAATTCAAATATCATAGATTTTAAATTTATAACTGTCTCTAAGTTAAAAGAAGAGTGGAAAGATTTTTTGTTTGAGTATAAAGAAGGTGTTTTTTCAAACAGGATTGCTCTACCTTTCTTAATTGTCTTGGAAATGATGGGTAAAATAAATCCTAAATACCATTTTCGAGATATCATTGATTCTTTGCATAAACTTATTAAGGACGAGGATACAGCAAAATATTATGGCTTTGCATCAATGAACACTATAAAGGAAATCAAAAAAAAGAAAAACTTTAGAGGCTGACGCTTGGATTTCTCTTCCCCTTATTGACACCCTCGCATAATCATGAGATAATCACACTAGCAAGAATCGCCTGACACTAGCGGTTCTTGCTTTTTTATTTGCCTAGAAATAATCAAAATGTTACCATAGAATAAAAATAATAAGGAGCCACATTATGTCACAAGAAAAACTAAAAGCAAAAGTTGAACAAGCGTCAGGCAGTCTTAAAGAAGGTGCAGGGAAGCTAACCGGTGATAAAGAGTTAGAAGCAAAAGGATTTGTCGAAAAAACAATTGCTAAAGGCAAAGAACTAGCAGATGATGCTAAAGATGCTGTTGAAGAGGCAGTAGATGCTGTCAAAGAAAAACTGAAATAAATATTAACCGCTCTCTAATTGAGGGCGGTTTTTTGTGTGTCTAGAGTTTGCTTTCAATTAATTGTTTTAATTCTAATAAGTCTTCTTTTGTAGCATTTTTGTTAATAAAACTACGAGCAGTAGATCGTTTTGATAGATAGGTTCTATGTTCTCTATTGTTTTCTGCCCACTTTTTATTTGCTTTTTCTTGAGGTGTTAATTCTTTATCCATTTCAATCATCCTTATTAATAAAGTAAAATACAACTAAACAAATCGCGAAAATAATCAAATATTTCATATTTGTCTTAGATATGATATACTATCAGTAGTGGCAAGGGGCTTGAGCCCCAAACTACTACTAGAACCTTATTTGAATCTCCGTGGCCGGTTTTTCTTTTTAGGTTCTTTTTTTATTGCTGTGATTATGCTTGCTATACCAACCAACAGAGTTCCGATTGAAGTAAGCAAATCAGCAATTTCTGATATTCTCATATCTTCCTCCTTTCTATATATTAATTATAATACATGTACTATATAAACTCAATACTTTTTTTAAAAATATTTATCTTTTTTTGTCTATCAGAACAGAAAAATTTAAAATTGTCTATTTTTAGGATTTTTTTACGAATAGATAGAGAGGAGGATAAAATATGTTATACATAGATGAGTTTAAAGAAGCGATTGAAAAAGGATATATCAGCAGTGATACAGTGATGGTTGTGCGTAAAAACGGAAAGATATTTGATTATGTGTTACCACACGAAAAAGTGAGAGAAGAAGAGGTTGTGACAGTTGAGAGAGTGGAAGATGTTATGAGAGAATTGGAGTAA